AGCTAGACAATGAATGGTAGTAACATCAGCTAGTAGTCCGTTTGTTTCTAAGTCAAAGATGAGACTCACTTCTTGTTCCATACATAAGTCTTGTCTACAAATTTTGCACGCTTAATAGCTTCTTCAGTTGGTGGTGTAGGTTTACGTACCAGACGATTACCTGTAAAACCAATAGTTTCAGAAGTCAGTGGCAGGGTCGAATTCAGATTCAATTTCAGATTCCTCAAATTTACAGTTTTCTAAGTTATACGTAAGTGCACAAGCTACACCAGTCTCGCCTGAATAGCGATTTTTAAGGACTCTAACTGTCGTAACACCTCCAGCTTGGTCTGATTGTTGGTCGCGTTCAAGTCCAATGACCGAATCGCTGAGCTGAGCAATAGCAGCAGATCCTCGCAATTGTCCGAGCGTAACTCGTGCTCCTTCTTCATGATTTTTATCTCCAGTTGTTCTCTTTAAATGTGATACAAGGAATAGTGCAATGCCAGTTCTTTCAACCAACGAACGGAGACGGGTCATAGTGATATCAATCATTCTCCTTTCATCTCCATCTAATCCTGATAGCAAGATAGATAGGTGATCAAGAAAAATGATTTTGCAATCAAGACCGCTTGCTAGGTACTCAATACGATTGTAGATAACGTCTGGATCGTAGGAACCAAAGCCATCAAATAGGTATAAGTCCCAGTTAGCCATTGTCTCATTGAATGCTTCTGTCAGTTCTTCATGTGTAGGTTCTCCAAGGTGTAGAGATTTACCTACAGAACTGCTCATAATACCTAGAGCTGTTTGTCTATTGGACTCTTCAAGAGCCAAATAACCGACTCGTTCTCCCCCTTGTAAAAGAGAACTTGCAATACACCTGCAGAAGCTGGACTTGCCGATACCGCTGCCTGAAGTAATTGTGCACAGTGTTCCACGTCGTATGCCATGGAGTTTATGGTTAAGTCCTTCGAAGGGGTAGTCATAATCATTTGGGGGATTAGGTGTAGTAACTAATTCAAGTAGGGATTTACCATCAACAATGCCGTCCGGCCTGTAGGGTTTAGCATCCCAAAATGCACGAGTTAATGCGTCATAATCCTTCGCTTGTAATGCATCTGAAGCATCCTTATATGCGGTTAGGCGGGCTATAGATACCTTGCCAGGTGGTAACACCCCCGCGGCAGATTTAGAGGCCTCAATACCTGCATCATCGTTGTCGAAGAATAAAACAATCTCGTCATAGCCTTGAAGAAATTGTAGATTCTTTTGTATCGACTTCTTTGCTGATGAAGCACCAGATGGTAGCGATACCACTGGCCAAGTAGGAGCGATTTCATGACAAGAGGCAGCATCAAGCTCGCCTTCAGTAATGACAATTCGCTTACCGGTACTAGGCCAAAGGTGTTGTCCAAAGAAGGTTCCATCAGTATCACCTTCATAGGAAAAGGTCTTGTTTGTTGTACGCGTTTTTGCGCCAATGACTTGACCATCCGAGTTTTGATAGTGGAAACGAAGAACATCTCCATCTCTGTAGATCTTAAATTTTTCGCAAGTTTTCTCAGTGAGGTTCCTCTTGGGTAAACGGACTGCTTCACCTTTGTAGGTGCTTTTCATTTTTGTCGATTGTGAACGAGTGGAATTTGATTTTGTTAAGGTGTTACATACGAAGCAAAATCTATTCCCATCTGAATACACAGCAACTCCATCAGATGAACCGCAATCAGTACATGAATCATGTCGTTCAAATGAACCAGTCGATTGGTATGTTTGCAAAGCTAGTCCATAGAATGTTGTTGTTCTCACACCACTTGGCGTAAGTAGTTTTACTTTTCTTTGATATCTTGTTATATGGTGCTTGAAAGACCATCCTTAAATCAATTTCTGGATGTTGCTGTTTGACGGCCTTAATCTTACGACGATCCTCTGCTTCCCAGTACCCCTTGCACTCAAGATAAATACCGTTAGGGAGAAGAAAATCAGGAGTGTAGTTATGTTGAATTTGATATGGAACCTTAGTGGATTCATACTCATACTTCACTCCTAACTCCACCATAAGATCAGCAACTCTTTCTTCAAGTCCTGATCGAAAAGCCATTTAACATTTCCATTTGCGAAGAGCCAGGGCCTTACGTGTAGGCCTACCTTTCTCGTCTTTCATTGGGCCTTTGTTACCAGACATGCGAGCACAAAACGATTTCTTTCTTGGACCACCTTTAGGCTGTGGCGCCTTCAAGTTAGATCCAGTTTCACGGTTGTACTTGTCACGTCCAGCTTTCGTCAGCCCTCCAGATCTTGATTTGTGTTCTCCAATTTTCAGACTGACGTTTTTAGCCATTACCAAATACCAGGGATTAGCTGACCTGTGATGGCATAAGATCCAATTGCAGCGATAACACCTAGCATTGCAAGGCGCCCATTGAGCATCTCTGCACGCTCATTGTGTGATTCGTTCATTTCCATAATCTCCATTAAAGGTTCTGTAGCAAATAAGTTTTGACGATCTCCATCTTCAGTAGTAACTGTCATCAGAAGTCGTCTAACTCAGTATCAGTAGAAGGGACTACATTAGGTTCGGCGGCTTTATATCCTTTCGTGTTTCCGAAAAGTTCCGCGACATCTTCGCTGCTGAGGTTCCCTGAGTCGGTTCCTGCAGCAGAGCTGAGAGACACAACTTGCACACCAACGAGTTTAAGCGAAGTACCATAAGTAACACCATCCTTGAGAATGTATGGCTTCTGATAGAACGCGACCTTGACCTTTGAGCCAGAGTATAGAGGTGTTGATTCGTCTGTAATTGGAGTTCCTTCAGTGTCAACAATAGGTGGCTTGGTCTCATCGTTGTATGAGAACTTGACCTTGTATTGTCCATCAGATACCTCCTCCCATGGTTCAGGCTTGAGAGTAGAACGCTTAGGGTTCTTTAGTTTTGATTCAGCCCATTTAATATTCTCAGCACGATCTACTTCAAGAGCTTCAATCATGGACTCATCGATAACAGTGGACAATGAATAGCCAAATTTACTTGGCTTCAGTACAGCTTGGAACCCTTCAAGGACAACAGGCTGTTCAGTTTTGTGGATAGTACGTGGCATTAATTAGTTTCAAGGTTGAATTTTTCTCCAGATACACGCATATGTGCTTGCATTGAAGAACGTTTGTATCTATTGGCGAAGACATCTGGAAGCCAGTATGTTTCTATCCAATATATTGTGGGACACAACCTAATGTGTTCTTCTACTGTGTGATTATGAAATCCAATCTGAATGCAACCATCGTGGGTTACACAATTGAACTCACTTCTGTAAATGTACAGTTTCACTAGCAGAAGAAATAGGTTGATTCAATCACTGACTCAGGGCAGAGATCGCCAATGATTGGAGGTTTAGTTTCAGCACCTATTTGGTTAGCCCAAGTATCAAGGTAAGAATTCTCAGCGAATAAGTGCATGTATGTTTCACGGACGATCTCTGAAAGAGTACCCATATCCGTTGCACGACATAATACAGAATCATGTATTAGTGCTAGCGGAGCATCGAACTTTAATGCAGATAGGTGAAGAAGACTTGCATCTAAGGAGTGGATTAAGTTCGGAGCCGTAGCATTTTTATGATGATTCAGATCTACCTTGTCGCTGTCTTCCGTAGCAATAGTAATATTGACACGGCCTAACAGTTGAAGCTTTACACCTACTGTTAGTTTCTTGTTTAATTTTTGAGTAACAATAAACCCTGATGGAGTTACCCATTCAAGTTCTGTTGCACCCTTCTTAATAGCTTTAGCTACCTCAGACTCGATCCATTTCATAGCAGCCATAGGACCAGGGACTACTACATCCATTGCTGCTCTTACAGCATTAACAGTTTCAGTTAAGTCCTCCTTACTAATCTCTACACCCTTTTCCTTTAGAGCATCACGAATGTATCCTCTATTACTATGGGGTTTAGCGTTATAAGGCACCGTCATAACTACACGTTTGACAGTCTTTCTATCCATGTAAGGTTGAATACTTACAGGACAGTTTGGTTTGGCTTGCTCGGCAACGATTTGATAGGCGTCTTGTGGCCGATCTGACGGCAAGACGTTGACCAATCTTGCAGTGGACGCATCTCTACAGAGTCCGGCGAGGATTTGTAACCCGGAACAAGTTGCATCGGTTGCAACTGGCAAAGAAGTAAAATTTCTATCACATTTAATTACACAATGATAGTACTCATCACATGCTGCTAAGAACTGCCAGGGTTCTTCTGCTGCTTCCCACATAGATATGGTGCTTATTGGGTCTTGAGCGACCGCAGAAATCACCGCATCGTTCTCTTGCACCCATTGCATACGTTCATGCATAGGTGCTTTATCAAGACCATAAGTAGTAGCAACTTGAAATGCTAACCAATCTTCAGCATAAGGTGTCATGAATCCAGGCTCACTAAACTTCAGTAATGATTTACCAAAGTCAGTATCTTGAGGTGTTAGGAAAGCAGGGATGGGATAAGCACGTCCTCTGTAGTCAAAGGACCAAGGAATGAAGAACTCCTTCTTATCTTTGAATAACTTAGCTGCTTCCATTGTCATGCGTGTTCTACATGACCTCTTAAATGACGCTGCATTTGTATTTAATACTTCAGCAGCTCTTCTTCTGTAGTCTTTACGAGAATCTTTGTTCTCTGCAATATCTACAGGTTTAGGTGGTAGAGGTATCTCTACAATAGGGACAAACTTACCAATAGGCATTCTTAATTCCATCAACGTTTCAG